TCTTTTCTAACAGCTTCAATCCCATCTTCAATAGAAAGTTTTGGAGCTATATCAAAAGATATACCTAATTCAAGAGCCGATTCTAATCTTGATTTGCCGAAAGCTCCTAATTCTCTAACTTTTATATCATGTGGAGCTATATGTCTATCATATTTATAAGGTTTGGAGTCTAGCAGGTCAGCATAAAAATCTAAGCCTTCTCCAGATGATTCTTCATAATCAATTACTCTAATCTCATCTCCATGTCTTTGCACAAACCATATTGCGGTTGAATCTTTAAGACCCAAATCCCACCATGTTTCACAGTCTAAACTTTCATCATAAGGTACATCTGTAATCTTATTATTTTTTTGTAAGTCATCAATGATTGCACCATAGTAAGATCCAGTAATTGCAGCTTGAAATGAACACTCAAATTCTTGGTCATATAAATCTTCTGACATCATTTGCTTTGCAGAGTCTAATTCATCTTGATCTAATATTTTTGTATCACTAGCTTTAAATACTGAAGTCCACCAATCCTTTTGTGTTTGAGCTTCTTTGTGTAATTTGTAAAAATAATTTTGGCCTTTTGGCGTTCCAATAAATATACACCATCCTTTTCGGTCTGCCAAAGCAGGTCTGATGATCTCAGGAAATATCGTTGGAGATAAACTTTGTGTTTCATCCATCACACATCCATCTAAGAAAATTCCTCTAAGTGCCTGATCGTTTTCAGCTCCTAAAATAGTTATTCTTGCACCATTAGGAAAATCGCATCTAAGTTCTGATTCATTAAATTTAACAAAAGGAATATTCTTACCAAAGGTTTTTATATAATCCCAAGCAGTTGCTTTACCCTGTTTGAATGTTGGCGAAATAAAGGCATATCTTGGATTGGGCTTTGGGTTTGTCAAAGCATCTCTAATCATGTGGTTGATACACATTACAGTCTTGCCAGACCTTCTATGTGCAACGATTACATTAAATCGGTGCTTTATCATTTCATTGTGCAAAAATTTTTGCAGTTTTCTAGGTGTATATGGAATTACAATTTCAGTCATTTTTTAAACAAAACCCCCCTGTTAGTGAATAGTCGTATTCTCAAGGTAATTCAATTGATTAATTCCAAGCTCATCAAGCATGAAATCGCTAAAGTGTTTAGCATGGTGAAGATCGTCAAAGCCATTAAAATGTATTATCACAGATTCAGTAGATTCTGAAACTACAACTAATGCGTTTATTTTGTTTTTATTTTTCTTTTTCTTTTTTGGCATAAGAGGAACTCTTTGTTTAGATATATATACCTCCTAACGCTATTAACGCAAAGCGATTTTGTCAGGAAGGCAACCCCTTTTTTAAAACCCCCCTTAAAAACACATGCTCTTTTAAATTAGTACTGATAGTCATCTATTATTGGAACTAAGTAATACTAGAATTTATTTAAATTAATAAACTTATTAAGTGAACAAGGCCTGACTTCATAAAAAAAAATAAATAATGCCTCTATATCAGCCTGACGCAACTATGCCTCTAAAAGTTACAACATAAGTAGCTTTGCAACTGTATTAACTTTGATTTTATTGAATAATTTTTATTTAATCTTTAGCCCATTTAACTATTAAGGGCTTATTATCAGCGTTTGAAAGCTGTAATTTCTGAGCATTATCATTATATTTGGGTAATAATTTAGACGCTTTCCATCTATTTAAATTAGTTATTTCCTTCAATAGATTAGTAATAGCTAGGTCACCTTTGCCATTTGCTTTAAACTCATCAACAGTTTTATTTAACATATCAATGTTATTACTTAAAAGGTAGTCAATGCCGTCTTCCTTTGCTTCTTCATATAATCTTCTAATCTTTGGTTTTTTTCTCATTAACTTTCTAAGGCCTTCATAGGATAGGTTCTTATCATCTAGGACAGATTTAACAGACTTACCCAAAGCCAGTTGTTCAAACACATCTTCAAGCGTCTTATTATCAAATTTAATTTTGTTCATATTATTTTATATTTAAGTATTGACAAGCTATTGACAATATAATATTAAGTTGTTATGTTTAATTTATACACAAAAAACAACTAAAAAGGAAGGTTTAAAATGGATAAAAAAGAAGCAATAACAAGATTGAAAGAAGTAATTAATAAAGGTGATACACTTCACACTCAATTAATGCATGTGTCTCAATCAGGTATGACTAGGCATATTAAAGTCAGACAATTAAAAGACAGTAACGCTTTAGACTGGACAAGATTAGTTTCATTAGCTTTAGATTGGAAAGAAGCCAAAAATAGATTTGGCGGTTACAATGGAATTAAAGTAGGCGGTTGTGGGATGGATATGGGTTTTCATCTTGTTTATACACTTTCATCTGTTCTTTTTGATGATGGTTATGCAATTAAACATAATTGGTTATAATACCTATTGACAAATAATAATATTAGATTTAAATTAATAATAACTAACTAACAAGGGGAAACAATGGAAGAAAAAGTAATATTATCAAATGGTAAGGAATACAAAAAACCAACACAAAGAAAAAGTCAAAACTTTGCTGATTTTCAAGTTGATTTTATCAAACAGTTTTCAGCGTTTGATGTAATGGCTTCTTTAAAGAAAGCATTAGAAAATAAAGAAAGTCACTATTATACAAAAAAAAATACACCTGAAGAAGCTAATATTTGGCTTATTCAGGATGTAATAAGAAATTTAAACTTTTATAATTACAACGATAATTAAAAATTAAAACAAATTAGAGCCTTTAAAATTAATTTTTTAGAGGCTCTTTTTTTTTTATTTTATCTATTGACAAATAATAAATATAAGTATAATCTGTCAATAACTAACAAAGGAAGGTGAAACAATGACAAAAAATAAATATGCTACTATTAAAGACTTAGTAACTGGTAAAAATTTTGACTTCTTTAATAACTTTGAAGATCAAGTTTTTAAAACAAAGACAATTTGCATTAATGATGTTGGGCATGATTGGTATGATTGTTTAAGTGATGATGAACAAAGCTATGTTCAACAGTTACCAAAATATTCACACCTTGAATATGATGAAGTAATCAAACAATACGATCAAGATTCACTACCAAACATTATTAAAAGACAACAGGCTCAAGGTTGGAAGTGTAATAGTGAAGGAAACATAATAGGAATTATAGAAGGGTAATTATGAAAATAGAAGACTTAAAAATCAAAGTAAAGCCTAGATATAACTATGGCTATAAAGTAGGCGTAACTGTTCACATTAATGGAAAGAAATTTCCATTAGAAAGAAATCATGTTTATGCTCATAACAAAGACAATCAAGCCATTATTACAGCCATGATTGATGGTAATTATCATAATGATAATGAGCTTGTTGCAAGTACATTTAAAAAAGAGATGAAAGAAAGAGGTCTAATATAATGAAAGATAAATTTAAAATAGTTGACTGGATGAATAATAGAATATTTCCTGACAAAGCATTTTCTAGCTTTGAACATGGATGGGAATATATCTATAGCAAATTTGATAATGAAGAAGATCATCAAGAATATTATGTAGTTGATATAAACCAAAAAGAAAGAGGTCAGATATGAAAGATTTTTTATTTAAAGCGTTTGTATTTTTATTTATGGCCACATCCATGACTAGCTTAATAATGCTAATTCTTCACACATGGGCAACTCAAGGCGGTCTGTAATGGAAACAATAAAAATATATGTTGAAGGCGGTGTTGTTACTGAAGTTTCAAACTTACCTGATAATTGCAATTATGAAATAATTGACCATGATGAAATAAGAGCGCAATTAGAAGATATGGAAAGAGTGCAATTAAAAAATAAAGAAAGTGAGAAATAATGATTAGAGCAATATATTTTAGTTTATGCTTTGGATTAGCTTTATTAGGCCTATTTGTAATAACTCATATCAATTTAACTTTGGGTCTAAGTATGTTTGCTTTGTTCATTGTTAAGTTTTTATTAATGCTACCTAGTACAGAAAGAGGTTAATTTATGTTAGATCAAATAATTTATAAAAAATGGTACATAGATCATGTTTATGATTGTTCAGAAGGTTATGATGAAATAGATCATTATGCTATTTGGACACCAAACAGATTAGATGTTGTTGCTGAAGAATTTGCAACAGTTGAACAAGCTAAAAAATGGATAGATCAACATATAAAAAGTGAGGAATAATGGCTATAGACTTTGACGCATTAGACTTAGTAAGAACAGAAAACAAAGAC